GTTGAATATTAATTCCCGCTGTCGTCGTCGGTGTATCACGAATATTATTCAACTGAAAACACATCTGAAACTTGACACCACGGACATTGCAATTTTTGCCGCTTCTTTTATTTAAGATATCCTCCGGGTCCTCTGTTGCCGCCAGCCGCGGTATAAAGACCAATCCGTCCCAATGGACTTGTTTATCAGGCACGTCTGCTACTGCAGGTTCTTCAATGGTATGCCTGCGCGTTGCGTACGATCCAACCTTACGGCCAAGACGATTCGTATAACGACGTCTGCCGTTTGAACGATACAACGTCATTCCTTGACTTGGTGCCATAGTACTAGCGTCTCTATAAACAACTGTTTCTCCTTCGTAACGATCGCGTTTCTTTTGCGTATTTGGTGTAACAATTCTTCCTGAACGCAAATGTGTTCCACTACTCATAAACGACCTACCTTTGTCTATTGCCCAATGGCGTAACTCGTTAAGTTCGTATAAACCAACACCTGTCGTTGCAGACTGTCCGGCTACAAATGCGTAGTCCGCAAGAACCGGTTCTGCCGCAAGCCACTGCATTTTTTTTGGAACGACCGACCCGGCGTTTCCACGACCGGTACATTTCTACGTGGCCTACATGAGCTGGTTCTAGTATTACCCAGCTCATTCTGGATCTTGGATCTCATAATTTCTTATCATGCTCTCTTCATACGCAAAAAATTGGGTCTTTACTCTCGCGAATCCCTCTGATGAAGACACGTTCAACGTTCACATCCTTGGGGAATCCATCGCCGCCGACGGAGAAGAATCTATCTTCTCTTACCTCGTCTTCGGTAGAGAAACCGGCGCCCAAGGTCTCCGTCACCTCCAAGGGTATTTCTGTCTTAGAGCCAAACAGCGACTCACCACCATCAAACAAATCCCCGGTTTGGAAAGGGCACATCTTGAAGTCCGAAAGGGAACTCATGCCCAGGCCTCTACCTATTGCAAGAAGGATGGCGACTTTGATGAATACGGGGACGCCCCGACCACCGGGACAGCCGCCTCATTTCAACAGCTCCGTGATTGGATTGCCGACCAAGAAGAGGCCCCCACTCTGCGCGATGTGTGGGAACAATTCCCCAATATGGCCGGGCGCTACTCGCGAGCTGTTCAGGAGTGCATCGAACTCTTCGGAAGACAGCCAAGCCTCGTCTCTGGCGACCTTAGACTCTGGCAGCACCGCGTCGACTCTATAGTCTCCTCTGAACCTGATGACCGTAAGATTGTATTCGTAATTGACCCTGAGGGTAATAATGGGAAATCGTGGTTGACTCGTTATTGGTTTTCTAATCGTGGTGGTACCCAATTTCTTTCTATCGGCAAAAGGGATGATCTCGCTCACACCATCGATGTCGGAAATGATCTCTTCGTGTTTGACATCCCCCGCGGGTCGCTGCACATGCTGCAATATGGCGTGCTTGAACAATTGAAGAACCGTATGGTATTCTCGCCCAAGTACAACTCTTGCCACAAAATCATCCGTCGCACACCACATGTTGTTGTCTTTACTAACGAGGAACCCGACATGAACGCACTAACCAGTGATCGTTATAAGATTATCCGTCTCGGCGGAACTATTGATTAATAATATCTAGGGTACAACTTTCTACGTCTCGCCATTACCTGTCTTGGTCCGAAACGGTAACGTCTCCGGAGCCCCCTGCTTTTAAGCATACCACGGTACACATGTGGCCACTGCCGCTTATAAAATGCTTGACCACGATACCCAGCACGCCCGCGGCGACTACGCATAAGACGTAGATAGTGGGCTCTGCGTCTTGCATGCGCATATACTCCTTGAATTCTTGGCATTATCTATACATAATAGAGTTTTTGAAGTAAGTGGTTTTCTCAGAATTGTACTCAATTGCACAGGGTGACGTATACGACGCCGTTCCAGTTTCTGAATTCACCACACAATACCAAAATATGAAATACATATTGTACTCTGGTGTTCCATCAGCACTGTTGAATTGCATCTGTTTATTGATCGGTATATATACGCTGATCTTTTTGTATGACGTCGGACTCATTCTTGCAAAAGCCGCGGGAAGTAACGCGCTTTGTTCATGTTGATTATGCAACAGGAATGCTCCTTCCTTAAGTACATTGTACTTCTCTCGATTGATCTTTCGATTCATTAACTTCCAATGTGAACCATCAGCCGGGAAGTCTTCAGTCATTGAAGTACCGGTGGGGTTCTTCGCCACAAAGAAATCTGGTGGCGCTCCAGCATCAAATGCCGTATTGACTACTTGATCCTTCGGATTAACCACTGCCCATCTCAACTTAATTGGTTCCACAAAAGGCCTTTGTTGAATATTAATTCCCGCTGTCGTCGTCGGTGTATCACGAATATTATTCAACTGAAAACACATCTGAAACTTGACACCACGGACATTGCAATT